GGGTTACGGAATCCCACAAAGCCCCCCTCGGTGTGAACAGGCGTACCGGCGTGCCGACCGTGATCCCGTCAAGCGGGATACGCCACAACGGCATGTATGCGTCAACCGCGCCGGACAATATCTTCCCAGACGGAATGGTCGGGTCAGCGGCGGCGGTCGCATTCGGCGAACCCTTCAACACGGTCAATTTCACATTCTCATTACCGGTCTTGGAATCTCGATGGTAGTGTGCGCAGATGATGTCATTGCGTTTCATGCCCTGCGACCCGTTGGAGATCGTCACCGATTCCGCCGACGTGATATGCCAGTCCAAACCCTGGATGCTCGCGCAGCCCGTGCCGATGGTCGCCTTGTTCGCACTGCCCATCGTGCATTTCAGCACGTCACCCCAATCGAACACCATATCGGACTTGCCGAATTTGGCCTGGTGAATGATCGCCTTGTCCTCGCTTGAGATGTGTGCGACTCCGGCCTTGCCGTCAACCAGTTCGATGGTCACTGTCCAACCTCCTTCAACCATGCTTCAAACGAAGCGTCATCCTGCTGCATGAACGTCATGAAAGACGAGTTGCATTTGGAACAAAGTTCGTAGATGTCGGGCGTCACATCATCCGCGATGCGGGTCGCCTTGCCAGCCGAATACCGGCGCACGGTGAACCATTCACGCGCTTCCGTATCGCCAGCTGCGGCATACGCGGTCTTACCGCACTTGTCGCACACGTACTTCGCGTAACCGTCAGACTTCACTAGCCAATCCTTTCAAACGTAAAACAACCAAGCGAAGGCAACTGCCTCCAAGTCCCGCCGAAATCCACGGAGGGGTCAACGCCCGTCGTGTTCTGAACCACGTATCCGATCGGAAACACGACCCTCCCGGAAACGCCGTCGCCGACATGCGCGCTGATAACACCATCCACACTCACGATCGAGGAACCGTCCACCCTCACGCCACCCAACACGTCCGTGGACGCCTTCGGCAGCGCGTAGGCGTTCGCGCCCCGTTCGACCGAAGCGAGCTTCGACCGCTCGTCATCGGTCATCATGCCCGACTTGGCACTGTCGGCCACGCTCTTGGCCGCATCGGCGACGTTCTTCGCATCCTCGGCGGTCTGATTCGCCTTGCCGATCTGCGCCGCGAAACCGGAAGCCGTCCTGTCCGCCGACTCGGCGACCTGCCTGACGGAATCCAAATCCTCGGAAGCGACCTCCGCGTTGATCGTGCCGCCTGAAATCGACAGGCCACGGCCAGCCGTCAAAGACACGCCACCGCCAGCCGAACCACCGGAAGACGAAGAGGAAGAACCGGAATAGTTAGCGTTCGCCGACTGCACCGGCAGTCCGACCTCGAACGTCGAAGTCAAAATCCCGGAATCGATTTTCACGATCCGCTTCGTCACCACGGCGGTGACGTTGACACCGGAAGCCTGATCCGTCGCAACAATCTTGTCATCCACACGCAGACCGTCGCCGACCTCATCGGACAACGTCACCTCGACCGAACCACCGGTCTGCAATTCCTGCAGATGCTTCTTCGTCTCGGATTGCAGCGTAGGCAAATCCGCGTTGGAATAGTCGTATGTGGCGCATACCTCATCGGCGCCAACGAGTGTCTGCGTCTGACTCACCGCACCGGTCGCATCGGCGAAATAATTGACCACTAGACGATTCTTAAGCTCCTGCGAGCCAAGGCCGATGAGATGATTCACCGCGCGACGGTTGGTTTCGGCCTTGAAATCCACCAAGTCGGAATCGATCGTGTTGTCGATGATGCCGACCGGCGTGATGCCAAGCAGGACGCGATTATCCTTGGCTTGGAAGTCGAGGCGTCTACCGCAGGATGCGAGCAGATTGCGGAATCCTGTGTAGGCGTCCACGTAGCGTGGATTTTGGAACATCCAATTCGACAAAGTGGAAGCATCGGACGAGTCGACGGTAAACACCGAATCCAAACCGATGCGCTTCAAAAGGTTTTTGAGGATGTCAGGCAGCTTACCGGAGACGGTCAGGTAATCCTGATTCGCGTCCGGCTGCAATATCTTCGCCGCTAACATACCAGTCCACGATTGGCCGATCCACGTGGCAGTGGACATGCCACCGGAAACAGTTACGCGACGGTCGACGATCCGACCTCCCACGTCACTGCCGTCAAGCCAGAAATACCAGCCACGTTCGATTTCCGGCGCATCCGGATCATCGATGGTCAATTCGAAATCGTTTTCATCCGTGCCGCAAGCCCAATCCAACGTCACCTGCGAAACGCTCGCACGTGGCGTCAGCTTGCCATCGGCGAGGATAACGTCCGCCATGGCACACCTCCAGAAACGTCAAACATGGTCAAATCGATGCCATAATTGCCGGAAACCGTCAATAGTGATTCTCCGGCAGGTATCGGCTCGAAAACATACGAGCCGCTTCCACTGCCGTTGCCGCGAACACCCTTGTCGAAAACATCCGAAACGTCGCCGTTTTCGGCTGTCAACGTTATCGTCTTCCGCAATCCAGTGGCCGACAGCGACATATGACCGCCTTCCGGCACTGTCACGTCAACCGCGTAGGTGTTGCCGCCAATCTGAAAAGACGGATTGACGCAAGGACCGAAAATGACCGCAGCGAACTCAGCGGCCTTGCCGGTCGGATTATTGACCGTCAAAGCGATTTTCGACGGAGCCAAATCGGTCGGCAGATCCAGTGGAAGGTCAATCTGCGCACCGGTGCCTGCCGTCATCGGGAAGAAATGCTGCACCGGCAGCGCGCGACGCCAGACGCCATCGCAAAGGACAATCGTGTAATCGACTTGCGCGTATTCCGGCCATGGCACCAGACCGAGAGAAGAACCGACGACATACGCCCGCTGGGACCATTCGCCGTCGACTGTCAACATGCCTGGCGTAACAGCCTGCACGTCCGAATCGAAAGCCGTCTGCACCACGTCCAATCTTGACGGATCCGTGGTGCGGACGGTCATTTTCGCCGTCGAAGCGTTTCTGCTCACCGATTTGATGCCGCGCGTGGCCAGCGTGTACGTCCATGCGTACCCTCGCATTTCCTGCAGGTCAGCCACCCACAAATCATCGGTGTTGAGATCGATGACCGTGCCGTCATGAGCAGTGTATTTAAGTTCTCGCATACCTGCGAATCAACCTCCCCAAGTCGCGGTCGCTTATTGTCGAATCTCCTGCAGCAGTGGAGATGATCGCGCCAAGATCGTTGTGCAGACTTGTGATCGCAGCAACGACGGCACGCGTATCCACCTGCACGGAAACATCCGGCATGCTGTGACTTGTCATGAACGCCTCGCGAGGCACGCGCATCTCGTTGATGGCGCGCATGGTCTCAAGCCCGTAATAGTCGACAGCGGCAGCCCTGTGCGTGTACTCGCCTGCGGCGAGACGAGCGTTGAGCAGATACACGCTGTCGCTCAAACCATTGCCTGGTGCCCATGCCGGATCCACGTAGCCGGAGAACATGCCACCTCCGGCGAACTGCTGGAAGGCGCCGTCAGTGAACATTCCACCGGTGTAGCCACCCTCCTTCTTCGTCTTCTCCGTGACGGTGAAGCTCTTGTCCGCGATCTTGAAGTTGTTGATGGAGCGGAGCACCGGAGTCGCCTGGTCGTTGACCGAGGCGGTGCTCTTCTTGTCGTTCAGCTTCTTGCGGTTGACGGCATCTACCTTCGGTCCGGCCTTGTCGGTCGAATCGAGGGTGTTCTTCTTGTTGTTGAGCCTCTTCGCGTTCGCGGCGTTCGCCTTCGGCGTTGCCCTGTCGGTGGAATCCAAGGTGTTGCGCTTGTTTGACAGTTTCTTCGCGTTGGCCTTGTCTACCTTCGGCGAGGCGTTGTCCTTCGCGTCGAGTCTGGCTGTGGCTTTCTTGCCGTTGAGCTTTCCGATGTTCTTGGAGGCGGTGTTCGCCTTCTTGGATGCCTTGTCGGTCGCATCCAGTGTGGCCTTGACGTGGGTCTTGTCGAAGGCCTGCATCATCTTCTGCGCCTTCTTGGCGCTGGCGGTGGCCTTCTTGTCTTCGGCTTCGAGCTTGGCCTTGGCGATCTTCTTATTGAATTTGTCGACGTTGGTCTCGGCGGTCTTGGTCTTCTTCTTGGCCTTGGAATCGTCAACATCAAGCTTCGCCTTGCTGTTGTCGGCGGTCTTCTTGATGTTGTCGATGGAAGCCTTGATGCTGTCCGAACTCAGTCCCCAACGGTCCGCCAAGGCGTTAGCGGCCTGTTCGCTCATGCCCGAAGCTTCGGCCTGCCGGATGATCGCGTCACGAGCATCCTGCAGCACGCCGTTCGCACGCTCGATCTCACCGCTGCTGAAACCGGTGCTCTCGCCCTGCTTGAGAATCTTCTCCGCAGCGTTCTGTGCGCTGCTGGCAATGTCCTCCAAAGCCTGCTTGGTCTTGGTGCCCTTCTCGGAGAACTTGTCGAGCAGGTTGCCGTTCTGGTCGAACACCACGCCGTTGTCCTTGCAGGTGTCTGACAGTTCGCCGATCTTCTGGTTCAGCTGGTCGACAGCCTCGTCGGCGGTCAGATTGCCGGACTCCAAACCAAACAGAGACTTCACGAGGTCGTCGATTTCCTCGGACGCGTCCGAAGCGGAAGAGCCAAGCTCCTTGTTCGCATTGGCGGCATCCTTTGCAGCCGATGCGGACTTGCCATCCGCATCCACGGCGTTCTTGGTTGCGGCGGTCTTCTGCTTGGTCTGCTCCTTGGCTTCCTGATATGCCTTGGCCTCGTCCTTGATGCTGTCGCGCATCTTCTGGGCCACGGCCATCTGCGAATGGCCCTGTTTGCCGTATTCCTTCAGCGCGGCGTTGACCTTATCGGTCGCGGCCTTGTTGCCCATGGCGGCGCTGGTCATGTCGGTCAGGCTGATTTTCGCCTCGCCCATCCAGTGCGTCATGTCCGCGCCGGCGAAATTCATCTTCTGATAGGCGGAGGCGATTGTTTCGCTGATGCTGCTGCCGGATTCCAGAGCCGACTGCAATTGCTCCGTGGCTTCCTTGGCCTTCTGCTGGCGGCTAATGAAGGCGCTCAGTGCGGCCCCGGCCACGGTCAGGGCGATGCCCCACGGCCCGCCGAGCAGGCTCATGACGCTGCTGCCGACGGCTTTGAATCCGGCGGTCTTCAGCTGCGCCTTGCTGGCTGTGGTGCCGAAGGCGGCCATCTGCTCGGATGCGCTCATGGACGATGCGCGGAACATCTGGAAGGCGGTCTGCGCGGATGCGAGCGCCGTCTTGACTCTTTGGATCGGGTCGATGGCCAGACCGATGTTGTTGGCCATGGTGCTGGTGCTGCCGTTGAGATTGCCTGCGGCCTTGTGCACCGCGCCGAACACGCCGGCCAGAGACGCCATGACCACGAGCGTCTGCTGCACGCCTGACGGCAAACCAGAGAACGCGTCAACCAGCGTATCCAACCCCTGCACCATCTTGCGCAAAGGCCCCTGAGCGCCCTCGCCAACGGAAATCATCAAGGATTCCATGGAGCCACTCAGATTCTCCAGATCACCCTTGAGATTGTTGTTCTTCGCAGCAGCCTGCTCGGCGGCGTAACCGCTTTCGGAGACGGCCTTCGTCCACTTGTTGACGCCGGATTCGCCGGCCTCGTACAGGTAGTTCGCGGCCTTGATGGCGTAACTGCCGAAGATGGTCGCGTTCGCCTGGTTGCGCTGCTCGTCGGTCAAGCCCTTCTCGGCCTTCTGCAATTGGCCGGCGAATTTCGCCATGCCGACGAAATGGCCTTGAGCGTCGTAGGCGCTGATGCCGAGTTCCTTCATCGTATTGGACGCTTCGGTGGACGGTGCGGCCAGTTTCATCAGCATGCTGTTCAATTGGGTGCCGGCTTCGGCGCCGATGGTGCCGTTCTGGGCGAACAGGGCGAGAACGCCGGTGGTCTCCTGAATGTTCATGCCGAAAGAGTTGGCCTGCGCGCCGCAGTTGTTCAGGGCTTCGCCGAAATCGGACACGTTGCCGACAGCCTTGCCCGCGCCGGCCGCGAGCGTGTCGGCGACCTGCGACGCCTGCGAGCCCTTCAGATGGAACATGGAGAGCGCGTTGGCCATGTATTCGGCGGCATCGCCTACCGCCATGCCGTCCGAGGCGGCCAGATTCAACGCTCCGGTCAATCCGCCTGTGAGGATGTCCGTGACGCTCATGCCGGCCTTGCCGAGGTCGTTGATCGCGTCGGCTGAATCGCTGGCGCTGTACACGGTGCTCGCACCGGCTTCGATGGCGGCGGCACGCAACTGGTCCATTTGGGCACTGGTCGCGCCGGTGTTCGCCTGCACGGTGCTCATCTGCTGGTCGAAGTCCGCGGCCATCTTCACCGCAGCCACACCGAAAGCGGCCACGGCCAAACCTGCTGCGGTCATGCCGCTGGCGATGAGCGCGGACTTGCGTCCGGTGTGTTCCATGCCAGAAGCGACCGTTCTCGCGGTGCTTCCGGCGCGGGTCATCGCCGCCTCATAGGAAGCTGTGTCCGCCATCAACCGGATGACGATGTTCTTGTTCTCCGCCAAAGCATCCTCCAAAATGTCAGGTCAAATGCGCCACCAAGGCGTTCGCAGCCGGATTGTCCCTGCCATTCGCATCAGTCCACTGTTTCATGGCCTGCTGCATGTGCGCAGTGGCCCAGCAAACGCTGGTTTCGGCATGCAATGTAAGTTCGCTCTTCGGGTCTTGGCAGATCGTGCGAGGCAAACCGCACATGGGGCATAATGACCGTTCGTATTCCGCCAACGAGCGCATCCAATTGCGTTCCGTCTCATCCCATTCGACATCATCGCCCTCACTCGGACGCCAGCCCATGAAACGCTTATAGCTGATGCCGAGCTGGCGGCATATCTTAAGATCCTCGACTAGTTGCGGAGAACCTGCGAGGCGAGGTCGAATGCCGCTTTTGGGTCCGCTGCGGTGCCGTTCAGTTCGGCGATGGCCTGCCAGATCGGCGTGAACTGGCCATCGGTGAGTTCGTCGAACAGATTGCGCCACGCCTGTTCGGTCTTGTCCTCGTCGGACACCGGCTTGCCGCCGATGGTCGCGGAATCAAGCATGAGAGGCAATGCCGCGGCGGCGGTGCCGAACATGTCGTTCGTGCCGTTCTCGTTGCGGTGCGCGGCCAATGCCTGCGCCCACTTGCTTACCGGCAATGCCCGCAACGTGAGCTTCAATGTCTCCGCATCCGCCTGTTCGCGCAGCTCTTCGATGCGCCGCGCGGTGGCCTTCGCCTGCCGGTTCGTCCCAGCCTCCGTGATTTGTTCGCGCGTGGTCTCCTCGGCCAGCGCATCACCCAATCTGGCGATGTCCTCGGCGATCTGCTGGTTGAGGATGACATCGACCTCACGAGTGCGCCTGGTGACTTTAAGCATATGTGTTCCTTCGCTCTAATATTCATGTCCCTTTGCCGGAAAAGAGAGAAAGAGGGTCCCGCACCGGCGAAAGGGACGAAAGTCCGGTGCGGGAAGAATCAATCAGGCGACCTTCACGTTCTCCGCCCAGCCAGGAGCGCGAACGGAGAAATTGACCTTGCTGCGCAGCACGCTGTTCGCGGCAATCGCCACCTTGGCGCTCATGCCGATGCGGACAGCATACACGTTCACCGTATCTCCGGCGGCAAAAGCATCATCCGTCTGCTTGCCATAGCGTCGCACGAAATAGCCTTCCACGCCCTCGGTCAACGTCTCCATCGCCACGTTTTCCGTGGAATGCGAAGTGTTGGTGTTGTCGATGACCTCGATGCTTGAACCGCTGATCTTCTTGCGTCCGGGATTCTCATAATCCTGCGCGCTGTTCTCGCGCTGGTCGGAAATGGACTCCTGCGACGGCGAGCACGACCAGCCGCCCATAGTGACGTAGTTACTCAGGTCGGTTCCGGCGTTGATCTCGTCAGCGGTCGGCTTCTGGATGTTTTCGATGGACGGCACCCAAATCGTGTTGACCAGACCGTCCGCCGGTGTGGAAGGAACTTCAGTCCCAAGAGTCAAAACCATGACTCCTCCTTAATATTTGATGGTCACATGCGTGACCAGTTGAATTTGAAAGTCAGAAGACGGCACTGGTAAAGCAGCGCCGTATCCTCTGCGGTAAGTCCGGCCGCATAAGCGCCGGAATCGGAAAACAACGTCAGACAGCCGGTGTCGAAACCCTGCGCGACGAACCTTTTGCCAGCAAGCCCTGGAATCATGAGGTCATCGGCCAGCACGTTGACGGAATCGGCCGTAGTGCTCACGATGCGCACCAGCAAAGTGCCGATGCCGCAATGCACATGCTGCGTTTCGCCGACGATATGACCGTTGGTCGTGACCGTCTCAATCACCCACGGCGGCTTCTCCGTCGGGGTCGGCGTGGTCTGCTTGTAGACCTTCCACCCATCCGCAGGTTTTGGCACATGGCCGAGAATCGTATTCGACAATGTCATTATCGACTGCACTAGAATCCCTCCACGGCGGCACGCGCCACGTATTCCGCGAGCTTCGGCAATTCTTCCTCGCCATGCTCGTAGAATCGGTGCGTTCCACCGCCCTTCGCGGTGCCGAAGAACGCGATGTTCGCGAGCGAACCCGCTCCGCCTTTGGTGGGGCCGATCTCGGCGGTGATGCGTCCGGGCGTCTCGCTCACCGTGTAGGTGATCGGAATGCGGCGGAACGCCTTGTTGCCTGAGCCTTTCAGGTCGTCGCGAATCGAGTTCTTGACGTTCTGCGCGCCCTTCTTCACCGAAGCGGAGATCAAGGCGCGGCGAGCCACGCCCTTGGCGAGCAGCGAGTCCCCGAAGGCCGTCAACTGCGATGCGTCGAACAGTCCGCTCATGAGTCCTCCTTCACATTCCACCGACAGGCGGTGGTATGGCTTTTCTCCGATTGCGGGGAGACGAGCCGGAAACGTCTGCCGGAAAGCAGCGGATTCGCGGAATCCGTGATCTCCACCACGTCACCGGCACACAGGCCGGACGTGTTGTAAGGGAAATGCACATACAGCGACCAGACGAGACTTACAGCGCCCATGGCCTGCGCAGCACTCCCCTCGGTCTGCTCACTGGCGAGACCACCAGAGGTCTGCACCTTGCACTTGCCCTCATACACCTGCTCCGTGCCGGTGTTCGGCAGTCCCGTGTCCGGATCCGTGGTGGACTCGCCTGGGCGGGTTACCGTGCACTGGTCGGTCATGAGGCCTTCCGCGTCACGGCGGGCCTTGGAGAGGAATGATGCGCTGATTCTCATCGGAACACCCCTATCGAAGAGACGTTCGCGCCGAAGCGGCTACGCAAGCTACGTCTGGTCGCTTCCGGCAATTCGGTCGCATCGATTTGGGCGGCATCACCTTGCGCGTATCCGACCTGTGCGTCGTCGACACGTTCGTAGCTGACGCCGGCGTGGGCGCCGGGGCCTCCGTCCTCGAGCTGGTGGAGTCCGGCTGCGACGTACGAGCAGACCAGTCTGACGATATCGGCGGGTATCGGATTCCAGCCACCCGTGAAGGTGACTGTCACGACCGACGGGATGCGTCCGAAGGGGCTCCACGGCTCTTCGCGGTAGAGTGCGGATCCGAGGAGCCGCCAGTCGTCGACGGTCTTGCCGTCGATGAGCACCTTGGAAACGCTTCTGACGGCCCTGCATGGCAGGTCGAGTTTCCTGGACTGTTCTCCGGGGATATCGACGGTCCATTCGCCGAGGGTGATCGGACAGCCGGCGGCCGAGCGGACGGCTTCGGAGACCGAGTCGAGCAGACTGGTTGCCGTCTGCTCATCGGTCACTTCGATGCCGTTATGTTTCAGGTCGTCCAAGGTGGCCAGTGCGGTCATTTCAGCCTCCGATCATCGGACTCGACTACTTGCCGCTCTTCTTGCCTGCAGCAGCATCCTCTTCACCGTCGCTGTCTGCGGTGGTACCGCTCACGACAGGGGTCTGCGCATCCTGCAGGGAACGACCGGTGGTGGTGGAGAGGTTCAGGGTAATCTTGGTCAGGCACTCGGGACGGATGACCTTGGCTCCGTACAGGTCGAGACCGCGGACCATGTCGGCGAAGTCGGTCTGCATGCGCATAGCCTCGACGTTGCTGACCTGCTGCGCGAAGGTCACGGCGGCGTTCGTGCCTGCGAGGATGGACTGTGTGTCCGGGCTGGCGGACTTGTGCGGCACATTGTTGGACTTCACGACGGTGAAGCCGCGCACCTGGCCGACCACGCCGTTGAGCAGCGTATTATGGCCTGCTTCGGTGCCTTCGATGAAGCGGGAGTCCTGCAGCAGGAGCGCGTAGAAGTCGGGGCTGACGACGAGCCAGCGGCCCTCGTCGGGCACGTCTTGAACATCCAGCTTCCGTCCGGCTTCCACGACGGCGAGATACGCGTCGGCGGGGGCGCCGACGGCCACGGTCTTCGCCGGGGTCTCGACGGCCGTGTCCATGAGATTGGAGATGTAGTTCTCCACGTTCTTCATCATGTTGTAGGCGGCGGAATTGGTGAACTTTCCAGTCATGTCCGCCTTGGCCTGAGCCTTGTCGAGGTCGTTGACCTTGAAGGCGAAATAGTCGGACTGATTGATTTCAAGAACGGCTGCTTCCTTGTCATTGACATCGTCGACGGTGATCGCCTGGCCGCGGACGTACTTGCGCACAGTCACGTCGTCGTATCCGGTGATGTGCACGGTATCGCCGGCCTCACGGATGTCGCCCTCATAATCGCTGTTGCACAGGCTCGGGAAGACGAGCTTCGCGCGCAGGGCTTCGAGGATGGCGGCGGACCATACCTCGGGAATGAAATTGGTGATTGCCATTGCTGGTGGCCTCCTTACTTGCTGCGGCCTGCGAGCAGGTCATCCAGACGGCCCTTGCGGCGCGCCTCCTCGATCTGCTTCGGGGTCATGTTCTTCAGATCGTCCCTGGTAAGCTGTCCCGCCTGATGATCGCCATCACGGGCGCCTGACGGTGGGATGATTCCCGCCAGACCAGCCTTGTTCCCGCCTTGCGCGAGATACGGGTGTGCCGAGACCAGGGCATCGATCTTGTCGCCGATCGCCTGCTGGTCGTATCCTCCCTGATCGTCCGCGGTCAGGTCGGAGAAATCGATAAGCTTCAACGCGTCGCCCGGATTGATGAGCTTGCCGGTCGCTGCTGCGGTGACATTCGCCTGGAGCACCTGCTTCTGCAGTCCGGCTATCGTGGCCTGCGCGGATTCGAATTCCTTGCCACGCTGCTCCCAGTCGGCGACCTGCTTCTCCAAGTCGTCCACACGGTCGGCCTTCTCACGGGCGGCCTTGAGCTTCGCCTCTAGGTCGGTGTTGACCTTCTTCTGGCCGAGGAACTTGTCGTGCCAGTCGACGTGCGGCTCCTGCGCGCCCGGATCGCCGGTGTTCGGATCCTGCTGCTGTCCATCGGACATGATGATGTTTCCTTCCTTTTACTGGATGTATTTTTCGCCGTTGCTGGAAAGCCAGCGACGATACGAGTTCTCAGCTTTGGCTAATACATCTGGCGTGACCGGCTTGCCAGACTGGTAGGGATTGCGGCCGTCCAAAGCTGCCTCATAGCGGAGCCGCGCATTGAGCAGACGCTTCTGCGCCGCGGTCAGCTCCTCATGCCGCCCTTGGCGGTAGTCGTTGTTATGAAGCCATTGGCTGCGGCGAAGCTCCGGCACCCGCTCTCGCCATTTGTCCGGCAGGATGTATCCCTCGCGTTTCAGCAGCTCGATGGTCTGCTCGCGCGGGAGGTTGAAGCTGTAGATGCCTTCCGGCGTGAGCCTGCGCCGTTGCTTCTGGCCATATTCGTATTTTCGGATCATGCGGCTCCAGCCGTATCGACTGGTGCCTTCGGACGTTGTCATGCGGATGTTGCCGCGTCCGACCGGCCGCATGCCTCGATGCGCGTTGACGACCTGGTAGATGTCGGCGCCGTCCCTGATAGCCTGCGCGTCGGCATGGCCGAAGACCTTGTCCTGCTCCTCTTCGCTCATGCCGTTGAAGCGGTCCATCGGCGATGTGATCCAGCCTTGCTTCTCGGCCTTTTCCTTGCCTTTGCAGGGAATGGTGCGACCGTGGCATTTCGGATGACGAAGGAAGTCGCTGTCGTGCCGGAAGTATTTTCCGGCGAGGATGGCGCATCGTGGGCAACAATCGGGTGATTCGACACGCACGTAGCCGACACCTGCCCTTTGGGTGATGCTGACACCCATCGCGCTGATTGACGTGTCCTCGATGGCCTGCATGGCCATCTGACGAAGCGTCGCACGACCTGCCATCATGGCATCGGATTCGCCCATGCCTGACTTGATGGCCGACAAAGTGCGCGTCACCGGGATATCGAAATACGATTCGAGGTCGATGCCGCTCGGCGCGAAACCCGTCCCGAAGGCGAGGGGATTCGCAATACCGTCAGGGCGCACGTAGTCGCCCTGTTCGGCGAGCATCAACGTGGACGAGTCCATCGCATCGCTCGCGGCGCGGGTCTGCAGTGTGGCGAAGAGCGTAAGGAAATCGGCGTTTGTCCGATTCCAGCTGTCACGCACCCGCCTCGGATCCACGCCCTTCCACGTTTTGTCCGCCGCCCTCACGGCCAGCAGGCACAGTCTGGCCAGAGTGTTCCGACTGTCCGACAGGCTCTCCAGCGTCACCGTCATCAGATGCACCTCCGACCTGCAGGCTGCGGGCTATCTCCGCCATCTCCGGATCGTGATTCTCGTCGTCCACCATGCGCATGATGCGCTTGATGTCCTCCGGACTCTGACCCATCTGCTCGGCGATCCACTGCAACGGGTATCCGAGCTGCTTGTATTTGAGCATCGCGTCGGCCATGAGGGCCTCGGACCGGTATTGCGGTGTGGCGAACACGACTTTTGCATCCTCGAGGATGCGGGCTGATTCCTCATCGTCCTCGAGCATCATGGCCATCACGCACAATTCGCGCACCGGCTGACGCATGAAGCTGATACGCTCCAATGTCTTCGACACGAGGCCGGCTTCCGCGACCTCGTAGCCGGTGGCCGGCACCTCCGCATTCGTCAGCAGGTAATGCCCGGGCGTACGGGTTTCGGCCGCGATGTGCTCGACGGCCTTCTGGATGATCGGCAGGAAAGCCTGCAGGTTGCTGGCTGTCCACTCGCCAATCGACACATTATCGCCGGTGATCTGCATGATGCGCTCCATGACCTGCTTGTCCAGGTTCGCTGGGCGTTCGCCTACCTGCTCGCCGGTAACCTTATCGAAGACCGGCTCGGACAGCGAATCACCGCCGAGGATCACCCTCGCGGGCATGGACGCGAAATCCAAGGCGTTGAGCGTATACGCCCAGCAGACGTTGACGGCGTCCTGCATCGATTCGACCTGCTCCACATCGCTGATCGGCAGATCGTCCAAAAGCATCTGATTGCGGAATTCAACCAACGGGACTCGACCGAGAGGATTCACGCGCGCGGAGTCCGGCACGAACCGCCAGCCATCCACGCCGGGCGGCAGACGATTCCTCTCATCGTCGCCGCCCGCACGCACCCGCACCACATCGAAGACCATGTCCGGCAGCAGCAAAGTGCCGAACTCGTGCTCCTCGTCGTATCGGACCAGCAGCCCCGCATCGACCTCGCCAGTGAGCGGGTCGTAGTGCACTGCCGCGCTGTCCGGATGCTCGAAGCTGATGCGCGCCCTGCCGTCCGGCATCGACGTGACCAGGCCGAACGCACGTCCGGTCGTGGTCATCATCAGCGCCGTCTCCTGCAGTTTGCGGTCGCAGTCGTTCCGTTCCCACACCCGCATCACATGCGAATCCAATTCGCAATCATCATACGGAATGAATCCCCTGAAATGAATGCGCTCGACCGGTGCCTGCGCGACCGGCAGACACCAGTTGTCGGCGAAGCCGCTGAACCGGTCGGCCATATAGCGTTTGAACTCGTCGGACGCGAACTTCAAGGTGCCGCGTTTGCCGCGAACATAATCCGTATGCTTCCTGATGTCCGGCCGACGGTTCTCGATCTTCAGAGCGAGCAGATTCGCCATGCGATTCACGTCATCGGCGGTACGAATCATCTCTAGAACCCCCTCGTGGTGGAGCCTGTAAGCAGGTACGCCTTGCGTTTCCTGCCCCAGCCAGCGGCACGCGCGTCGCAAGCCGCCTCATGGGCGAGCACGCTTGTCACAGCCGCATCGATTTTCCTTGTCTGCTTCGGCTTGCCCAAACCGTAACGCTCGCCCGATTTGGCGAATCTGCGCGCATTGCGCATGTGTGTGATGGTGATCGGACACCCGTCATGCGCGATCGCATGATGCTGCAGGTCGGATTCGAAGCGTTTCAACGCCTCCCAAACCGCGGTGATGCGGCTCGACCCGCTCATCGCCCAGGGAATGAATTTCTTCGGACCGTACCTCGTGTCCCACGCCTCGATCTGCGATTCCCACGACACCTCGTCGCGGAAACCCGGATCGCAATAGGCGCGAATAACCTTGTATCGTTCGTTGAGCTCGTCCATGGCGGCATTGACCTCGCTGCGAGGAATGCGCCCTCCCCACGTTTTAGGATTCCAAATCGTCGGACGGCGATCCTCGCCGTACCGTGGCGTGAAGATAAAACCCTCGCGCGTCTCGGCCTTGATGCACGTCCAATCGTCGTTCTCAGATCCGTCGAATCCAAGACACACCTCGGTGCCTTTCGGCGGGTTCTCAAGCCAAAGCTCATGTTCCTGCATAGCAGCTCTCCCAGAGTCCATCATCGAGCCATGCTCCACCGCCCTGCACCATTCGGTTGCCGAAGAAACGTTCCGCCTGTGCGGGATCCTTCTCCATGAGCGCCTCGGCCTCCGCTTCGACGGAATCCAAAGGCACCCACGGGCTTCCGGCGTAGACCCATTCGAGGATCTTGCGGCGTTCGCGCCGGTTGTTGAAGCTGTATGGCGTGCCGTCCTTGTGCCGCAGGTCCGGGTTCAAATCGGGGTTGCGGTAGAAGATCCAAACATCTGATGCCGATGTCTCGAACTGCTGTTGCGCGTAGGAGTTCTCGCCGGGATCGTATGCGTTTGTCCAGAAGTGCGTGCGCCCACCCATACCAGCCGCGCCACGGCGTTGCGTGTCGGCAACGTCGAGCATGCCATTCGACTTGGTGTACAGGCCGGCCTCGTCCTGCTCGGCATCCGAAATTGGATTGCCCAGACGTGAAGTCGCCGAGGCCGTCACCACATCGATGCGGTCTAGGTCAAGATCGTCATCGTCCAGATTGATTCCAGGACGCAGGATGCGAATGAACCCCTCGCGCACCTTGAGCAGCTGCTTCAATGGTCCAAGCCTGATCATGGCGACCAATGGCCGGTAGGCGTTGCGCACCTGGTCCTCAGAGTTCGCGGTCAGCTGTATCAGCGGCGATGGATGGCGCATGCCCTTCGGCTCGCCCGGATTGTAATGGTAGACCCATCCGCAAGGGCAGCCGTTGTCGGAGCAGCGGTACACGTCGCCGGGCTTCGCCCAACCGGCGAACACGACCGGACCGCAGGCTTCGAGGATGGCGCATGAGGCTTCGGTCGGCCCCTTGCCTGTCTTCTGCGGGCCAATGCAGCCGGTCAGACGGTATTGGAAGGCTTGGTTGAGAACCAGTGGATTGTCCACCGTGACCTCTTCGGGCGGGATGAATTCCGCGTCCTCGCGCACCCTCCAGCGGTGTGCGGCGTACCAGAACTGCCAATCTGACCAGCAGAAGGGCTTGCCGCGGAGAATACCGTCCGGCTGGCGCACGTGACGCCGAACCCACGCATCCTGCAGGTCTGCGAGCGTCGGGAAGTCGATGATCCAATCGTCGGCCATGTCACGCCCTCAAACGGCGCGGGAACTGCACGATCTTGGTGTCCATGCCGCTCTCGGACGCCTCCGCGTCCGTGGCCGGCACCTCGTGGGCGGCCATGTCGACGTTGTCCTCGGAGATCTTCCAGCCGAGCGCCTGCAATCCGGCCTCGGACAGGCCTATCCGGTCCTCGAGCCTGATCTTCACGGCCACGTCAGCCGCCTTGGCCGACGGGCTCTCGCACACCACGCATTCGCGGACATACGAGGCGATCTGGTAATGCAGATACTTCAGCTGTGGCTGTTTCCACGCGCGCGCCTGCGGCAGCCGCCACAACTGCCTCCACAGCTCAGACTCACGCTCGTTCCACGATTCCGAACCGGCCCTATCCTCGACCCATTCCTGCGAGTCCTTGTCGAAATCACGGAGCACATACGGCGGAAGTGGGAACTTCGGCGGACGGCCCTTGTATTCGGTGTTCGGCAGGCTGCGCAGGGTGTATCCCCTGCGTTCGCTGGCACCGCTCGACGGATCCGGCATCGGGCCAGACCTGACGCGTTTTCCTCCTCTTGGCATGGCTCCTCCATCGTCGGACGGCCTTGCGCCGTTCCTTCGCTGTGGGATGCAGGGCCTTTCGCCCGCCCCCTCTGAAACTTTTGAACTCTCCGCACCTCGGAGACAGCTCTCCGGCGGTTCCGCTACCCAAACTGTTAGGGGGTATCCCCGTGGGTGTTTCGCTGGTTTGTTTTCGTTGATTTTCCAACGTTTTCCAATATTGCGCGTCCGGCTTTGCGGCAGGCCGCGAACCGAATTGAAAAAGACTTGATCGCTTTTGTTTTCCACTTCGCCTCACGCTTGCGGCGCGCGCCGGACGTCGTCGGCTTGGCTCGACGTACCGCATGCGTGCAGCAGATGAGATGAATCAGCGAAGGCTTCGGCCGTTGAAGCCTGAAGGTTTCGTCCTTGCGGTCTTGCTGTCGTGGCAGCGCTTGCACAGGCCGCGCATGCGTTGCGGGTCGTTGGGGTCCAGGCCTGCTTCGACGAGCTCGATGCGTTCGATCGGCCAATGGTCGGCTATGGTGCTGGGGGCACCGCATAGTCCATGGTGCCTGCCGCATCCGTCCGGCCCGTCGCCGGGACAGACGCACCGCGGGTCCCTTGCCAGCACGCGGGCGCGTGCGAGGCGATGCGCTTTCGACGTGTATGGATTGCAGCCTCGTGTCCGGCGCTTGTCTTTGGCTTTCCTGCATTCGTCGCACAGTGAGCCGGAGGAGACCAGGTGTGGGCAACCGGAGGTGGAGCATACCTTGTACATCAACCCCCCACATCAGCACGTAAACGGCGGGATTGGCTTGCCTGCCGCTGTTGGTGTATGCCCACTCTGACATGGGTGGGCGGAGCGTGTCCGATATGCCGTTCGGACAGGACGGGATATAACCCAAGGAGTTAGGAGAATCCATCGGTGGATATGAAAAGGGTTCAAACCGTTTTCCGGTTTGAACCTTTTAATCCACTGACAATTCTGCCTTGCACTTTGAAAAATGTCAAATCACGTCATGCCGGGCGAGGCGCGCGTGTACGTCGGACAGGCGGTACAGCGGCTGTCCCTTCTCGTTTCTGCCGGCCGGTTGGATCCTGCCGCGCTTGCGCCACGAGTAAATCGTGTTCACGCTGCACTGGAACCCGCATTCGCGCAGCAGCTCCGCGCACTCCCCCGCCGTGAACGCCCTGCCGGATTCGATGCACTCCTTCAGGAACCCCAATCGCACGTCGACCACGCGATAAGTGTTGCCGCACACCGGACAGTCAACACTTACCGCGCCGACCTCCGCACTCAGCTCCACGCCGCACAAAGGATTCAGGCACCTGCCGATACCATGCTTGGATGGCGGCACGTCGATGATGCCCAGCGTCTTGCGCGCCAACCGCTCCCAGTCATGCCAAATCAGACCAATGTCCGGCAATCGTGAAAGACGATTGCAATCCGCGCAGATACTCAGGCATTTCAACACGGACGGATGAATCCTGCTATCGGCCCATGGCATGGCCGGCGGAGCATACAACCGCCGCCAAAGAGCGACAGCCAGATCATCGATCTCCTGCAGATGGTCAATCACAGACAACCTGACCGGCGTCGGAGCCGAAGCCAAATTGGTACGGCCGGGCTGATGGCCACCGTAATGTGCGGTGCTGTCCAGAAACTCGCGCAGGACCTGGATCCATGACGGATAGTCGCGGAGCCATCCCCTCATTACGGCATCGCACTTGTCACACAGCGTATTGCGCAGATTGCACTTCCCGCCGCACACTTGGCACATGCCGGCGAGCGCTGGCTTGTTTTGGTTGGTTTGTGCTGGTTGTGTCTGGTTTGGTGTTGGTTGGGATTCGTTGTTTTGTTCGTTCATTTGTTCGATTCCCTCCGGCGTGGTAGTCTTCTGGTGGTGTCAGGAGCCCGGCCGGAAGGTCGGGTTTCTTGTTATTCGTGGTGTTGTTGGATGATTGCTTTGATTTCCTCTTTGGGGACTTGAGGAACCAGTGGCGAGATCTCATCGAGGCTGTATCCGGCCTGATGCCATTTGATGATCATGTCCATGAGAGTTTTCTTCATTTTCATTTCGTTTCCCTTCGTATTTGCTGGATGATCGTCTCGTATGGTTTGCGGTGGAAGATGCGTATCCACCATTCGGGGCGGCGGCCCCATATGGTTTTGACTTCGGTGAGGGGAAACCATGATACGTACCATTTTTGGCAATTTCCGCAGTACAGCACCTCGCCTTCCTCCTTCGGTCTGGGGATGCTCATGGTCGAACGCTGGCGGCCTTGGCACCAAATAACTTCGATTGCTCATTTTGTGTCCTTGAGTGGGATGCGTTTCATTCCCTCTCCACCTTCGCCTCGTTAATATCGGCGTCGAAAAAATCGATGATGAGATTGCAGATGGCGACCGCCGACGTTTTGAGCTGGGCCTTTTCCTCTTCGTTTTCGGCTTTGATGTCGAAAACGCCATCCTTACTGTTGAAATTGATTCTCATTTCGTGTCCTTCGTGGTTGGGCGGACGGTGAATGCGACGAGTCCGGTCTCGGCATTGAACACCTTGACCGACTCGCCAGTCCTCAAGGACATGGCCTGCGCGTAGTCGCCAGCATCGTCGATGTTCTCGAACGTTCTGACGTCTTCCTGGGTGACGACGTTGTAGCTCATCTTGCCGGCTCCTTGTCCGCGCCGCTCACATGGCCCCAGTCGCAGGACAGGCCGGCCTGCTTGCCGTTCGTCGAGTAGACGATGCAGTCCACTTGCCTCGTGTCGGTCAGGGTGACGACGCATTCGCTGAAGTCGTCGTACATGTCGGAGCACCGCCAGTCGATGGACCTGACCGCATGCGCGGTCATGGAAGGCTCCGACGCGCTCCCGCATCCGGCGAGCGCGAGGAGGAATACCGGAGTGAGCAGGAACAGGGTGATGGCGGGCACGCCGATGCCGGCGAGTGTGAATGGTTTGCGTTTTCTCATTTCGAGTGTTTCCTTCCTTGTTGTCACCATGTCTTTTTCAGGAGTGTGCGGTATCGGATGTAGTCGTTGATGTCGCGTCGGATGCAGTCGCGTACCCTGTGCGTGCCACGATGTCCCTTGTACGGATCCTCGGGACAGTCGATGAACCTCAAATACCGGCGGAGCGTGGTCAGGTCGAACTTGCGGTAGGACAGCCACCTGTCCGTGGCCAGGTCGAGACGTTTGAGGAAGTCGATGTCGAAGTCCACGTTCGTTCCGGCCGGAACCAAGGTGAAGCGTTGCGAGAGGGAGTCGAGATACTCCTCCACGGCGTTCGCGACCGCTTCCACGCAGTCGTTCCCGGCTGAACCGTTCAACAGTTCGAACAGCAATCCATTGTCCGTGTGCATCGAGAACGCGACCGGGCCCATGTCCAACAGGTCGAGATAGTCCGGTCTGATGATGCGGTGCAGAGATCCATACGAATGTTCGCCCAGCACGTCGGTGCATTCCATGCCGACCTCCAACGGCAGACTGTCATTCCTGTCCGTGCCGGTCGTTTCGAAGTCGAGCCAGAGCAGCGCCTCCGGCTTCCCATTCCGGTCTTTGTCCTGTTTCCTCATGATTCTTCCTTCCAATTGCTTTGCCATTCGATGATTTCGATTTGCGTGAGCCGTTGCGCCGTGCCGTCATCCAGCAGCCACCACCAGTCGCCGTTCCAGTCGCGTATCGGCGCGTTGAGTGGATCACGCCAGCTCGGGATGATGTAGCCGAACCGTTCCGCCTCGGCCGGATGCGCGTGCGTCCAACCATGGCAGCCGGTCGTGCCGGAACCGCACAGTTCGACGATGTTGCACGGCAGGTCGCGCATGGCCTGGTTGGCCCGACGGCGCAACTGCCTGTGGTGGCCGCTCCTGCCCGGCCAGACGGTCGGGTCGTGCAGGTTGCGTCCGCAACGCATGCAATGCCAGCCCTGACGTGCGAGCGCGACGTGTTTCGATTCCTGGAATTGCCGGTCGCTCATCGTCGCTCCCTTCCGATTTGTTCGAGCAGGCTGATGCAGGTCGAGCAGTCGCGTTTGATATCGCGGATGCGGTCAAGGTCCATATCGGCGAGCGCTGGGCCTTTGAGCGCGTCGAGTTCCAATCGGTCGGCGGCTTGGATGGCCGAGGTGAGGATGCCGGCCATGTGTGCGATGGTCATGGTGTTCATGCCGCCGCCTCCTGTTCGAACAGTTGTTCGGCTAATACGTCGCCGGGCACGTTCGCGAGCTGACGGCGCAGCATGTCCGGGTCCACGCCCTGGTTGAGCAGGTCGGCGACCTTGCATGCGAGCTCCATGGACGTGTCCGTGCCTTCGCAGGCTATCGGGCCGAGTACGCGTTTGACCTCTTCGCTGGCCCACGTATACCGTCGGCGAGCGTTGGAATCCTTTGGCGTGGCGAATCCGCGTTCCTTGCCTTTGACGAGCCAGTTGCGGTATTTCGCGTTCCAGTCGGCCGAGCGGGCTCCCGAGTCGAGGGCCCTGTCGCGGAATTTGTCGGCCTCGATGTCGCAGTCGATGCCGAGCCTGTCGGCGAGCGCCTGGTGTTCTTCGGTGGGTTTCCAGTCGGCTGGTATTGGGATTTGTTTTCTCGCGCGCGCGTTACTCTCTCTAGGTTCTATATACGGTTCTTCCTTATATAGGTTCTGTGCGCAGTCATGTTGTGCCCCTGATTGCGCCCCTAGCGACGTTTTTTTGCGCCCCTGATTGCGCCCCTCCAACTTGTTTAGGGGCGCAGTGGTCTGCGCCTCTTGCGGCGGTTGTTTCAGGGGTGTAGTTTTTGCGCCTCTAAAATCCTTCATCGCGAGGTCCCAGACGATCGGACGGTATTTGCCGAGGTGCTCGGTGATCCGCTGGTCTCCCCTTCGAATCAGTCCGGCCTTCTCCAGATCGTGCAGGCCGTTCTGGATGGTGCGCCGGCTGTATCCGGTCAGTGCCACGATGCGCTTCTGGCTCGGGAAAGCTCCCCTGCCCTGCGTGTCAGCATGGTCGGCAAGCAGGAGCAGGATGCGCAACAAAGCTCCTTTGACCATTTCGGCGGGCACGTCGTACATGGCCCACTCCAATGCCTTCATACTCATGATTCCTGCTCCTTTTCGACCATCGCGCCCTTGAGTGCCTCGCGTTCCTCCGCACTGGGCTGGTATCCGAGGTGTTCCAATGCGCCGTACCAGACGCACATCTCATCAACGCCGCGCATGGTGCGCCACGCACGCCAATCGGCGTTGTCCTCCTGGCGTGCGGCCAGCACGTCGAGGATCCGCAGCGGCCTGTCCCTCAACACCATGCGGATCTGGTCGAGGTTCTCCTTGCATTCCAACGACCAGTGGTCGCCGTCATGCTCAGTGATCGGCAGATTCCATCCAAAACCGATGAGCGCCTCCACGACACCCTCGCCATGGAGGCGCTGGCCCACGAACATCGAATGCCAGCCGACCGTCTCAGCGAGCGCGAGTTCGCAGATTCCCGCCACTGTCTGTTCGCGGGTGAGCGTGTGGAGGTTGGTTTTCAGCCATGCGAAACGCGTGTCCCTCGCAATCGCCTCGAAGTCCCTGGCCTTGCGGTCGAGTTCCTTCCCCCGTGCCATGATGGCCTGGCGTTCGGCTTTCGCGCTCTCGGCCCATTCGAGCTGGTCGAGTGGAATCGGCTCGTACAGGCAGTAGTCGCCGTGGTTCTTGAAGACGCAGAATTCCGGCCACCCATCCTCGCCCGTGAACTGCTTCCAGAACGGATCCCGAGTGGAGGAAATGATGTTATGCCGCCTGTAGCCGCGCGGTTCGAACGTCCAATAGTTCTTCCCGTCGGGGAAGGATTCGACCTTGACGCCGGCCTTGGCGAGCGCCTTGTCGGCCTCACCGCACCATTTCGTCTTGTCGCGTTCGCTGACGAGCCTTTGGTACGTCCATTCGAAGTCGGTGGACCGTGCGAGCTCGCGTTGCATGTCGGGGTCGGATTCGAATTCGGCGAGCTTGTCCAATTGGTCGAGCGTCAGTTGGCTGAAGTCGGAGGCCATGTCGCGCGTCTCCTGCGGGATTCTGGCTATCTTCAACCGTCTGCGGACGAACCGGTCGCTGCGTCCCGTCTTCTCGGCCATCTCCTTGACCCGCACGCCCAGGTCGAGAAGCCCTTGGTAGCCGTCGGCCTCCTCCACGGGAGTCAGGTCGGAGCGTTGCGTGTTCTCCACGAGCATGATCTCGCGTTCGCGGCGCGCGTCCATCTCCTCGACGATCGCGGGCACGGTCGAGAGTCCCGCCTGTCTGGCCGCGGCGAGTCTGCGGTGGCCGATCACGACACGGTACTGTTTGTGTCCGCCGATGTCCGTCTCGCCGGTCGGCGTGACCAGCAAAGGCTGTTTGATGCCCTGGCTTCGGATGCTCGACGCCAGTTCTTCCACGTCGCCGACCTGCTTGCGTGGATTATGCGGGTTGGCATGCAGGTCGTCCACTTGCAGATTCTCTATGGTGATACTCATGATTCGTCCTTAGAAATCCGGTTCGGATTCCGGCTTGCCGAAATCACCGAACGATGCCGATTTGTCCTGTGGCTGACCCCACGGGTCGGACGGCGGAAGCGAGGTGCCGGCAGCGGTGGCCCCGCCCGTATAGCCCGCCGGAGCGGAGGACGGATTGCCATACGCTCCAGCCGTGCCACGCTGCGCCTTGGCCACCTGCGCGGTCGCATAGCGCAAGCTCGGCCCGATCTCGTCCACCTGCAATTCCATGGAAGTTCGGCGCTGATGCTGCTCGTCCTCCCATGAATGCTGCGTCAGCCTGCCCTGGGCGATCACACGCATGCCCTTTGCCAGGCTTTGCGCGCAATGTTCGGCCATGTCGCGCCACGCGGAGCAGCGCATGAACAAAGCCTGACCGTCTTCGAACTGGTTCGTGTTACGGTTCCAGGTGCGCGGGGTTGAGGCAATCGTGAAGCTGGCAACGGCTGCGCCGCTACCAGTGGTACGAATCTCCGGATCCGCGGTCAGATTGCCCACCACCGCGATAATCGTCTCACCAGCCATTAGAACCTACCTTTCACGGCGAGAGTCTTGATGATGCGGATGGTCTCGCCACCATCCCTGGTCTTCACCATGTGCGTCAACTGCGCGGCGGCGCCCTGATGGAAACTGTCACCAGGAATCACCTCCAACACCGGAGACGCCACCTCGGACACGAACCGGCCCACCAGTCCGTTGAAACGCACGCCCAACGATTCGAGGATCACCAGCTCCTTCCACACCTCGGTCTCCATCGTCCGACGGCACGCCTCCGCCACCGCCCTGTCGCCACGCGTCATCCCCTCCATGCCGACGTCCTTGACCGGAGCGTTCGGACTGAAATGCCAATGCGGCAGAATCTCCTTCATCGGTTCCTCCCTTGACCTTGATTGATATGAGATTGATTGATATGAGCCGGACCGCTGGGCGCCATGACAGCAAATAATCGCGCCCATCGTTCCCACACCACCAAGAAAGCTGAACGAAGCGGGGATGCGGGCGGCGTTGACGGTCCGGCCAAGCGCCGGCGGCGGGATTCGAACCCACAGCGGACGGTGTGACGGCGGAAGACGTGAGAGTGAATGCGTGAAATGCAATGTGAGATGAAGAGACACACGCCTCCGCCATCCGTCCGCATCCTTGTACGCCGGCGGATACGGTCAGACGTCGCCATCCACGTCATCGCGCGGAGCGAACCTGACCGTCAGCCACAGGGCCGTGGCCAGATACACGCCCTCAACCACAAGCGCGCCCGTCAGACCGCCGCCATGCCAGGTGAGCATGAGCGTCACGCTCACGACCAGACCGACCACGGCCAGCGCGAACTTCAAACGCCTGAGCGTGTAGTTCGGCCTTCCCTTTTCGAGCCTGTCCTCGATGCGATAATCGTTGTCCGTCATCTTGCGCCTCCGATGCTTTGAATGAATTTCCTTGCCTGGTCTTTCCCGATGCTCGCCAGCTCCTGGCTTCCGTCGATGTCGAGTGCCATGAGGCTGGCGCCCTTGCCCGTGACGCGAATCGCGTAGCCGGTCAAGCCGAACATGATCACCGTGTCCCTCGGCGGTACGGGTGGCGTCAGCAGCGTTTCCGCGTCGATTCTCCTGAGTGTCATCACAGCTCCTTGTTGATCGTGTCGATGATGAGGTCCACGAGATCGGTGACGTCGAGGTCGACGTATCCGACGATGTGACCGAGCGGACGCCTTGCTTCGATTTCGTCCCATAAGTCGCCACAGGCCGGACTGATGGCGTCGCCATGGTCGTCGAATTCGTCAAACACGGCCCTCACGCACGCCTTGCGAATGTCGTTCATGCAATGCTCCTTGTGCAATTCGTCTCACCCTCCTCAAGCCATTCGGCCACGGCCGTCTCCGGATAAAAGATCATCCGCCCGTGCTTCACGAACCGAGGACCCTGTCCACGGAAACGCAACTGGGCCAGATACCCCTGCCGCGTCCGAATCTCCTCCGGCGTCTCGGCCCCGAAAAGCCTCGCCACCTGTGTGGTGGTCATCATCTGCTGCAAGACCATCACGCACCCGCTTCCAACGACGGCTGAGCGCGACCCCAGTACCGGTCGATGAAATAGCGCTGCCCCTTGCCGGTGACCTTCGGAGTACGGCTGACCGTGGTGTGCCCATCGGCATGGGTGACGGTGGTCTCCTTGATGCGGAACAGGCCGAGGTCCATCGCACGCTGTGTCGGCACGTTGCGATTCGAACCGGACTTGCCGAGATACCCGTCGGCCTGCAGGAGACGGAACAGCCGGTTCTGGCCGATGTCCATCCCGTTCTGCCGGAGCATCTTCGCCAACTCGCCGACCAGGCACGTGCCATCGGACGCGGCGACAGCATCGGCAAACCGGGCTTTCGGCTCCAATACCTTGATTTGCGCGTCCTTGGCTTGAAGCTGTTGGTTCTTGCGCTCGATGGTCTTCTGCGCGACAAGCACGGCCCTGGCCATGATGTCCTCGTCCGAATCCGACTCGGACGTGGGGATGTAGCCGCCGGTCCTGCGAATCTGGGGAAGCACCTCATGCGTGACCCAACGTTGGAAACGTTTCACGAACGCCTTCGCTTCCGGATTTTTGACATAGGCGGCTTCGCGATTGAGAATTGCACGATAAAGACCAGACTCAGTAAGAACCGTCATTTTCTGCAATCCGCCAAGGGTAGGCACTTGGTGCATACCCTTCTCGTCACTGTCGAGATTTCGCGCCATGTCTTTCGCATTTCCATAACCCAGCAGCTTGGCAATGTCCGATGCAACGAACATCACTTCGTCGCCATCGGCGAGCGTCCTGAAACTGTTGCCTTCGAATTCGAAAGTCTGGATTTCGTTGTCCACTGGATTCTCCTTCCTGTTCATGCTTTTATGAGTGTTGCCTCTGAATCTTTTTCTTCGGAATTTGCTGCGATAAAAATGTCAAGACCATCCCTCCATCTCAGTGCTGGAGCAATCTTGTCGAGGACTCGAATCGGCCATTCACGCTGATTGCGCATATACCGATTCATGACAACGCGATTGATTCCAACTGCATCAGCGACGTCGGATTGGGTGATTCCAAGTCGAGCCATCCTGACCTTGATTGCCTGCGTCACATATTCATTGCTGGTCACATCACCTCCATTCCCCGAATATTCGGGATTCCTTTCGATGTTTACCGGATATTCGGTGAACATGCTTACAATGTACTCCCGAATATTCGGTATGGCAACTTCAACACGCCGAACGGTGAAAAGATGTAACTTCCCGAAAATTCGAATACAGTCATCAGTATGGATAGCAGCACTACACGCACCGACATGGTGATTTGCAAATACATCAGCCAGGCAATGGAAGCCAAAGGAATAACCCAAGCCGACCTCTCCAAGGCACTTGAGGGACGTTCCAAAGGATATGTCAGCGACCGAGTACTCGGTAAGCGTAGCTGGGCAATCAGTGAGCTTGACCGCCTCGCACCACTGTTCGGCCTTCCCGATGCGCTTTCGTTGGTAGCTGCAGCATGCGGATCGATTTCATCTCAAGCCGTCAGCGAGCGCGAATCTCGAATCTCGGATGACCTGGTTGATCGTATCGCCGCGCACCCCGAAGACTATGACGTGGCCGCCAACATAGATGAGAATCGTGACGTGGAAAGCGAGACGCCGGATGACTGACATTGTCGAAAACACAGAAATAGACATTTCCTTTGATACGGAAACACTCGTGAGCGAAAAGTGAGATCGTGATGGCATGGATAATACTCATCATCATCCTCGGAACCGCAGTCGCAATTGCGTTATCCGACGGAAAACAAACAAACGCGGACAACGGCAATGAGACAGAAAGGACGACGGAATACGATCGTCGTTTGGTGCGGGATGGCGACACCTTTAGGGAAGTAGTAACCGAAAAAGACGCGCGTAAGACGAACGCCACCTCGAAGGATACCCCGACGCTCTCCGTTTATACGGAGACCCCATACCGCCGAAAGCCAGATCCGCGATGCTTGCGTCCGGTCAGGGGACTGAAGGAGTATGTCCCAATCTACAGTTCCGCTTTTCTCCCACCGGAACACCAGCTTGACCTAGTCACCATATTCGGCGATGGAAACACAAATCTGAAGCTTGCTTTGTTCAACGGTCAACTTGTATTGGAAGCGCCCAATGGGATACTGCCGAACAAAGCTTCAGGGCAAATATACAAGCTCGGCGTTTTCACCTGTTCCCTTCGTGGCGGCTCCCACTACGAGAAAGCCCTACGGGCCGCCGACACACGTCCTTTGAGACCAGCAATGCTTGTCAGGGAACCGGGCAACCAGTATGATCGCAACGCCGTGGCGATTCACGCGCCCAACGCCGGTCTTATCGGATATGTCAACAAGCAGAACGCTGCACGTTTGGCAAAACACATGGATTCCGGCGAAGAGTATTCAGCGATGTTCACCTGTGGCAACGCTCCGGGAGCGGGAAACGGAAACCCAGTGGCGCTGCTTATAGCTCCGACAAACGTGATGACGACCATCATGCGCAACAGTGGGCTGATGGACAATCAGCAGATAGAAAGGACGGAAACCGTCAGTATGGATACCAACTGCGATTTGGAAGAGACGCCAGACGACTGACATTGACACGCTGTACGCGCGGGCCGGGGGCATGGGCCTGCGCGTCGAAGAGGACTGCCTGCCCCGTGGGATGAACGGCTACTATTGCGACGCGCTAGGCCTCATCGTCCTGCACGACAAGCTCAACGCGAGGCAACGCCGCTGCACATTGTGCCACGAGCTCGTCCACGCCAGACACCACGACCCCGGATGCGGCAGCCAATACGGCATCAAATGCGAGCGCCGGTGTCGCAGGGAGACGGCGTTGGCGTTGATATCGCCGGTGGATTACGGCATGGCCGAGGAAGTGTACGAAGGTAACACGTGGATGATGGCCGTGGAATTGGGCGTGACCGTACAGGTATTGTCCGACTACCGGCAGCTGCTCTACGATTCCGGCGTGTGCGTGCAGTGATGATCTTTATACGCCTTTACACGCCTTTATACGGGCTTATAAGACGTTATACCCGCTCGGATTCCTTATAAAAAAAGACCCCGGCGTCCGCATGGCCGCGAACGCCGGGGTCTGGTTTCTAGAAAAGCGAATCTTGTTTCGGAGGTGGGGTTGATTCGTGGTTGAGGACTTTTTCGATTGCCAGGTATTTTTTCATCATCTGGCCGTCGTCGTTGATTGTTGTCTGAACCCTCATGAGCACATCAAACTCGTCACGTCCTCTAAAGGATTCCTGGTTCGATGCGATTCTTTCCAGAAAGGCCTCATCTTCGATGGAGACCATGTGCTTGCGGAATCCGTCCGTGATGCGCCATTTGCCGTTTTTCCTGAACGAGATGTCCAACGCCTGTACGTGCAGCTTCTCGACACTGGTATCCGCTTCGGCGTCATCTGCGTGACAATATTCGAATATCTCGTCGGCTTCTTCCTCGTTAACGGAAATCTTATCGTCGTCGGATTCAAGCTCGACGGAATTCACGCCATTGGTTCTGGTAGGTTCTATGAAGTCTTTGACGTTCTTCACGAAGTCCGGGTCGCGGAACATTTTCAAAGCCGCTTTGCCAACTATGACTGTTTTCCCGTCGGGATACGTGATCTGCATCGCGGTGGGATCATCGTCGGCTTGACGCACTTCAGGCTCGGCGCCGTGATGCTCGGCGTAGGTCTTGATTGTCTTTATGCCGTCGATCATTACTCCGCCGAGGGTGGATGCATTGATGATGGCCGTGACCGCTGGAGAATTGAACAGGTCTTCCGCCAATTGCAGATACATCATCAGATCGATGACGAATGAGCCTTCTTGCGTGGCTCGGGCTTTCAATGTCAGGGACGCGCCGGGCGCTACCCTTCTCTGGACTGCATCGAAAGCGTCGGATAGTGCGATGAGGGACGGAGCCAGCTTCTTGACGTCTATCTCATGTGCCTGCAGCACCGGACCGTCGTAATGAACGACGAAGCGAGTCGAGGTCATTCCCGTGTCATCATTCATAGCATCTCCTTTGCTTCAGTCTTTAGTTTGCAGGCGAGCGCGGGACTTCGTCAATGTTTCTTCACAATCTGGATAATCCTGACACATTTTGATGATTTTGGTGAGTGTGGTTCGTCGTGTTCTGACTTGCATTACTTTACATACTTTGTTATAATAGTTATGTCAACGGAAAGGAGGTGAGCATGAAATGGACGGACATCGTGACCGCCATCAGCTCGGTGGTGAGCAACATCATCGCACTGGCGGCGCTCATCATCTCGATACGGCGCCGACCACGCCATAAGAGATGACGAAAGGGTTCCGAGCAGACCTAGTGCCCGGAACCCCGGTTCCATCCTATTTCATGGCCATCATGAAAACAAGCACCATATTCGCCGTCTGCGGCATCGCATGCGGCCTGCTGTCGGCCATGCTCGGCTTCGCTGGAAAACCATGGCAGGCTGGACTGTTCGGACTCGCGGCCGGCATCTGGAGCCTTGCCACGCTCGCCATGGACAGACGTGGCGGCAAGGATGACTGAACGCTATCTGAGCATGACCGAGGTGGCCGAACGCCTCGGAATCACCAAAGGCGCACTGGCACGCTACAGGCTGCCCGAGCCGGACGTGGTCGTCGGCAAGGCCAGAGGCTGGCGCGAGGACACCATCGACCGGTGGAACGCCAGCCGCCCCGGCCGAGGCGTCGGAGGAGGCAGACCACGGAAGAAGGCGGAAGATGGCGACCATTGACGCATACGACACCAAAGACGGACGCCGATGGCGCGTCATCTACCGCAAACCAGACGGCACGCAGACCAGCCGGCGCGGCTTCCAACGCAAACGCGACGCCCAAGAATGGCTGGCCGAACACGTCACCGTCGCCAAGGCCAGCGGAACGTACATCGACCCGCAGGCCGGACGCCGGAAGGTCGGCGGACTCTGGCCGGCATGGATAGCCAAGAAGCGCGTCTCGTCAAAGGCCAGCTACGTCGAATCGCTCGAACGCGCGTGGCGGGTCCATGTCGAACCGCAATGGGGCACGCGCACGCTCGAATCACTGACCCGCGCCGAAATCCAGGAATGGGTCAGCGGGCAGGCCGAAAGCAAGAGCGCCACCGTCGTGCTGCGCAACCTCGGAATCCTGCGCGGCATCTGCGCCGACGCCGTGTCCGACAGGCTCATCCCATCCAACCCATGCGACGGCATCGAGACGCCACGCAAGAAGCACAAGGAGCACACGTACCTCACCATCGAACAGCTGTTCCGACTCGCCGACGAATCCGGCGACCGGCGGACGATGGTGCTCGTGCTTGGCCTGTGCGGACTGAGATGGGGCGAGATGGCCGGACTGCACGTCGAGGACGTGGACTTCGCCAGACACCGGCTGTCGATCAGACGGAGCGCCACCACAGTCGGCCACGAGGTGGTGATCGACCTGCCAAAATCCGGCAGGCCGAGGCAGGTCGTGTTCCCCAGAACACTCGACACCCCGCTGCGCGAGCGGTGTGCGGGAAGGGAAGGCTGCGAGCCGCTGTTCCCTGCGCAGGACGGCGGATATCTGGCGCGCACCGCGCAGCCGAACGACCCGACCAAATGGTTCTGGCGGGCGAAGAGGCGCGCCGGCGTCCCTCTCGGACTCACCTACCACGACCTGCGCCACACCGCAGCGAGCCTCATGGTCAGCTCCGGAGCGAACGTCAAGGCCATCCAGAACCAGCTCGGCCACGCGAGTGCGGCGATGACCCTGGATGTGTACGCCGACCTGTTCGACGACGATCTGGACGCGGTCGGTCTGGCGATGGATTCGTTGCTGCTTCGGGAAAATGTTGCCAAAATGTTGCCAAAAACGACTGCGAGCGCGGCGTGATTCAAGCGGGAGTAGGGCTTTCGGGCTTGATGTAGCGGGATTCGATTCCCCGCATCTCCACGGATTGAAAGCCGCCAGAAATGGCGGCTTCTCCTTTATTTCCAACGGTTTCCGCCACTTTTGCAATTCGCTGCA